GCATAGGCCTTTTGCATGTATGGCTTTAGAGCGTCGTAAGTAATAGACTCAGGCGTAGGACGTAATGACTCAATAGCGTCGAGAACAACCTTTTGACGTTGCTCAGTTAATGTTTTGAAGAACTCATTGGAACGCAGATTATCAACAGTTTCTTCCATCGAAGCGTTGATCTTTTCCCATGTTGGCTGACCCTTTTCAGACTTTAAGAAATCTTCTGTTGCTTGTACGGCTTGCTTGATAAAAGATTCACGGTCAGCGTTAAACGCGTTCATTCCGGCTAGACGCAATTCTTCGTCAATAGCTTGGTGAATAGGAAGTCGAAGTATATCCTTATGACGTTCATTAAGCGTTATACCCAAACCAGTAAGGTACCCAGGATCTTCTATGTTGGTGTGTACAAACTCACCAGTAGTTCTTGCTTTGCGTTCAGTAACATTCATGTTTTCATCAAACGCGTGAGCAAGTTTCTTCATCGCGTGATGAGCAGACTCCTGATCAATCATGTCGTTATTGCCATGTTCTACTGCACCAGGGAATGACCCACCTTCGTGACGAAGACGGTAATTAACAAAGTTACTAAGCATACGATCACGCTCAGCAACGTCCATGCCTTTAACAAGGTTTCTTTCAAGACCTAGAAGTGCTCCAGCAACAAGGTCACGAACAAGTGTTTTTTCATCGCGATCGCCAATTTTCATCAGTTCGCGGCCCTTTAACTCATGCTTAGCAATAGAGTTCATAATCTTGGCTTCGAAAAAGTTAAATCCTCCTTGACGAGCTACAGATAGCATCGCTTCAGACATACCGACGCGAACGGCCCAACCTGTAGAAAGAAGGGCAAGAGGAACAAACAAGTACGATAACGCTTGGTTCATTCCGTCTACTACGTATTGGTAACGGTTGCGAAGTCCACGCTTAGCAAAGAAAGCAAATTTATTATTTACTCTGTCGTTTAATTTTTCTACTAATGCGTCAGAAAGTTTTTTCTGTTCTTCTGCCAGTTTAGTTCTGGCTTTAGCAGCGTTATCAGCGTAACTCTTTAGGTATTTGTAGTCAGTTGTAGTTGTGCCCTTTAAGACTGAGTTGAGAGTGAGGATTAAATCATGCCAAGCAAAGGCTTCACCACGAAGGTGATCAATAACCTTGGGGTCAATAGCAGCAGACATTTTCTGGAATATGTCAACTGGAACCTCACCAGATCCACCAGAAAGTTCAATACTAGGGTGAGTTAATTTAGGGCCAAACATGTCAAGTGCTTCAGCAGCAGGTATTTCACCAACTGGGAAACCAACTTGTCCATCAAGGATCGCGTTGTGTTCGTGAGATTTAATTGCGATAATTGCAGTGTTTAGTTTTTGACGAGCTTGTTCATAGATTTGTACAAACTTTTCTTCGTTTTTTAGACTCTTAGTACGCTCTAGTGTTTTAGTTATTTTACGAATTTCTTTAAGCGACTCTTGGTAGCCAGTTAGACCATCTTTACCAAAGTGCGGGAAACGTGGATCTGCGTGCAACAAACGCATGTTAGATACCTGAGATAATTTTTCAAGTATTCCTTGTGTCGTTACTTGTGAATACACACCAAGTTGTTCAATTTGCTTAGCATCAGATAAAGCATCACGAAGGTTCATAATGTCTTCTTTACTTGCAGACGCTACAATTTTTCGCATTTCATTACCAAGACGTATCATGTCCTGAGCACGCGGAAGTCTAAGTGTACCTAGGTGAGCTAAGCTAATACCACTAGCACCAGTTGGGTTACCTGCTTCATCTTCAGTTCTTCCTAATTGTGGACCATCTGGGCCTTCTACCCAGTTAGCTTTGCGTCCACCGCCATCTGCTCCAGATCGACGGTTAACGAGATCCCATGTCATGTTTTCTACTTCTTTAGCAAGAAGGTCGAATTGCGTTCTGTCTAAACCTGCAACGGCACGACGCATAACCATGTGGTGCAAGCATTGACGATAAGCAGTTACAAAATCTTCTGCACTAGTTGTATGAAGAAGAAAATCGCCCATTCCCTTAACAACTTGTTTAGGTAAGTGTGCCGCAGTTGCCATGTCCATAATGGCCGTAATCGAAGCAGTGTCACCTGGGTTAATCTCCATTGTTTCTAATTTGCCAGTTAATTCTGAATACCACATTGGGTTGGCACCAAAAATGTCGTTAATCCAGTGTCGCCACATACTACGGAATCGAATGTCCCATTTCTGAATACCAGCGTACGCAGCACTGTCAAAGTTCATTTTAATGTCAGATTGTCCATCGTGAATGGCTTGCATATGTTTCAAAAACTCATAGTCAGCGTCAAGAAGACCAGCTTTGTCCATTAAGTAGTTACCCGCACTATCGCGAAGCGATGCTTTAAGGGAAGAATACATACTTAGCGTTGGAGCCTTCTGCGTGAGAAGCCCCATAGCATCACCCATTTCGGCGTGAATCAAAAGAACTTCATCGTAGCTGCGTGCGTCACCAAGACGTTGAGCCATCTCTCTACTGTAAGTTCCCTTAAAAGTACGATAGATCTCAGCAGCAGTGTGATTAGCCATGTATTCGTAAGCGCGACGTACAGATAGGTATTGTCGCGCTGTACGGTATACGTCATCAATGCTACGAATACCTAGGCCACCATACCAAGCACCAAGATTTCCGGTAAAGCCGTTGTAACTAAGTCCCTTACCTATAAACTTTCCAGCAGTCCCCATTGGGTCAGAGATAATAAACTTAGTTATAAAATCCGTCATTCCCGATACTGGAGAATAAAACAAGTCACTACTTGTAAGACCTAATTGATTAGCTATATCTTGACCCAAAGAGATAGTTCTTCCATTTGAGTCAATAACAGTTCCACCAGCAGATTGTTTCCAAAGTTCAGGATCCATTTGGTTCATGGTGATGTATGTCAAAAGGTATGACAAGTTTGCAGCAGTGCTATTAACTGACGATCCCATTTTTTAGCTAATTTTGCTGCAAACGATAATGGACTTGTAACAAACTCAGAATAATTAGCGGCTGTTTCTCTAACTTTGCTTGTTGCCCCCTGGCCCTCAATAGTTACATCTGCTTGGTTGTAACCGCTATCAATGCGTTTTTGTGCTAATTCAACACGCTTGGCCTGTTCCGAACTTAATTTTATTCCTCGTTCTGTTAAATTAGCAGCGTCACTAACAATTTGTTGATCAAGTACAGAAGCGCCAATTTCTGATTCCACAAGCCCACCCGCACCAAAACGAGATGCCAAAATAATAGGTACAATAGCACCATTGGCTGCTTCGGTGCCGTACTTATTTCTAACATTTTCCCATGCTGACATAGCCTGTACAGGCATAAACATAAAAGAATTAGCGTTAAAAAGATTATTCAAAAATGTAAGTGGATCTTTTGCTTTGCCTTGTGCGTCTTTTACTGCACCACTGACGTTAATGGGGTTAAGAAGACTGTTAAGACCAAAGAACGCATTATGAAGAGTAACCATCGCGTCTGTGTATGAACTTCGATTCTTAGGTGCGGTGTAATCAATAACACCTGGAATGTGCATATGGCTGATACCAAGCATTTCTGGAATTACAGATAATGCACGATTTCCACCAACACCAATAGCGTTAGTGCCAGCATTTATAGTTTTTTCAAACCATTTTTCACCAGTTGTTTTTCCACCTGTTAATGATGATGGAAGATTAAGTTGAGCGTTTGCTTCCAATTTAGCAAGAGCAGGTGATTTGCCTTGATCAATGTATTTTTGTATTTGTTCTTGTGTTGCTACTTGTTTTGGTGGATTGATGATATTAGAAAAATGACCCCAGATATCTGAAAAAGTTTTAGCAAACTCTCCCCAACCAGATTGACCTTGCTTGCTCATGTTGATCTGATACTGCGACGCTTGTTCTTGTTTCTTTAATATATTGGCCCATTGAAGTGCTTTAGATAAAGTGTCAGACGGTAAGTGAGTCTGCTGAGCAAGCGTGTATGCAACCTGTGGATCTGCATAATGACTGTGATACTGATCAAGTATGTTGTTAATGTTTTGAACACCAGAACTAGTAACAGTTTTGTACGCTTGCGCGACGGGTGCCATCGTTGGCGTTTTAGCCAAATCAATACCGCCTGTGGCGGGATTAGGTATGTACGGACTTTGTGTCTGACCAGCCACTAGAGTCCTAGAAGACGAGCAGAAGCAGCTAGATCAATTAACCCTAATGAAGCACCTGGCATAGCAGCCAAACCACTTAACGCATTGGATACAGCATTTTGTGGCTGACCTAACGCTTCAGGCCCAGGCCCAGGGCCAGAAGAAATACCAGCCTGTATAGGTTCATCAGGTCGACTAGTTGGGTGAAGGAATGGTGAACTACCTGGAGCAACTGCTGGTCCCTGTGAGCTTGGCATGTTACCTAAAAGTGTTCGTGCTGGACTTGGTGCCTGAGCCGCTGGTGCAGTAGGGGTAGATCCCATAGGAATAGCGTTTTGCGCGGCACGTTGTTCTGTCGCTTTGCCGTATTCTTGGTTTTTTGCTACAGTGACCGGCATTGATCCATTTAGATCAGTACGGTTTCCATAAGCATCTCCTACGCCGCCTTGACGTGAGCCGCCTTTACCTGTACGGGGCATTTACTACACTCCTTGTGGCATTGGCATACCTGCTGGCATACCTTCTGGTGCTCCTTGTGGTGGCATACCTGCTGGCATACCTTGTGGTGCTTGCCCACCACCTTGACCTAATTGACCAAGAAGTTGCTGAAGTGGCGGTGGCCCTTGTGGTGGCTGTGCACCTTGTACTGGGTTTTCTGGTGAGACACCCATACCTGGTTGCATTTCAGGTCCAGGCTGCTGACCCTGCTGCATTTGCTGAGCCTTGTCTGCCTGTTCTTTTTGCATTTCATCGTGTACTTGAGATACTGCATCTTCAAGAGTAACGTGTCGTCCAGCTTTAGCCTTAATGATACGAGATAACGTATTAGCGTCTAGTTGACCTTGAATAGCCTGTTGTTCTAGTCCCTGAAGCATGGCCTTGCGTAATCCTTCAATTTCAACCTGGTCACGCTCACGGATAGGGTCTTCAATCATTGGCAGTGTTTCCATAGCAGTCTGAGTGGACATTACTCCCGTTCCGACAAGCTGACCAACCTGGACCACCATACCATTCGCATCAGAGCCAGGCATCGAGTACTTAACATACGAAAGGTTTGTTTCGAATGTTTCGTTTGGTGTGTAGTCTGGTCGTGCAATTTCTCCGTCCGATCCAAAGAAGAACATACTTGGCTTGTTTCCATAGTATGACTTCATAATAGCAACTGCGCGTGAGTTTTCCAACTCCATCGACGTTGCAAAGATTTCCTGGTATTCCTGAAGTGGCATGTCAACCGAAGCAGACATAACAGAAGCACCACGGCGAGCAGTACGAATGTTAGAACCAGATTCTCCACCAAACTCAGCAGGGATACCAGCAGTAAGACGTTGTGCACGCTCAAGACGGTCAAGAGCCATTGGCGCATCTTGCGTCTGCTGTGGGTGAACGATCTGGATCTGTCCCTTGTCCAAGATACCTCGGATACCCATTTTTCCATCAGCTTCCTGAATGATACGTGGGCTTGTAGGAGCATTAGCAGGTGATACAACCCATTCGTCAGGGAATACGTTGCGGAACACTGCAATAGTGTTTAGTGCGTCCAACTTGGCTTCACGCTGGTACATACCTAGCATTTGGTCAAACTGTCCCTGAAGGCGGTCAAGTGTAATACGACCAGCAATAACAACAGGGCAAACTTCCGAACGGTTAGGGAGACGTGAAAGTAACTGGCTACTTGATACGCCTTGTGCCGCGTCATGGTATTGACCCTTCTTGCGATCTTTACCAACGACAATAAGAACACTCTCGGCTGCGTCTAGGTATTCCAAGATAGTAAACATGTCAGAGTCACTAGCGTCACCCTTGTAAAGCACGCTCATTTGAGCAGGGTAGTTTGACTTCAACCAACCAAGAGGTCGGTGGTCAGAGAAGATACAGTCGCTTGGCTCCATTGAGTCTGGGTCAACCATTGGCGACGGGTAGGTAGAAAGTGGGTTACGTACGCGCCAGTGTGGGATCTCACGCTTGTCAGCAGGATCGAGCGATACAGGAGAAAGAGATACGGCACTCATACCATAAGCAGTTAAGTGACGGGCGCGACGACGTACTTTTGTAGTCATACGGTTCATATCCCACCAACCAAGGTTGGCTAGGCGACGGTCGCGTGCTTTGTTGTCAGAAGTCTGGATACCAGGACGAAGTGACGGGTAGTAGATACTAGGCATCACAGAAGCTACGCGTGTAGCAAATTGGTCAATGCCTTGTGCAATTAAGTTAGGGATCGCTGGTCGTTCAGACTCATCAAGCTCAGGAAGCGGAACCATAACATCGCCGTTGTAGTGACGACGGATCTCGTCCATGCGATTAAAGATCCCTGCTCGGTCCTTACGCCTCTCCTGATACATGGCGACAATCTGCCCACTAGCTTTGTCGTTATCGAAGGAGAGAGCCATTTATTACCTCATGTTAGATAGGGCTGTGTTTTTCACCCAGTTTGGTCGCCACGCTTTTACGGACTGAGTTTTAGGCGCGTAAAGGTTGGGGAGATTCCACTCGAAGAACCACTGAGCCATAACGCAGTCATCGGTACGCCCGTGAGGGTACCTGGTCACTTCGTCAATCAGTTTCATCGAGCGAACTTTTCCTTCACCCTTACCCATCAATCTTACACGACCAAATCGATAATGTTGGGAAATCGTCGTAACACCCAGCTCGGCATCAGCCTTATTACGGTTTGTGTTGTGTCCGATAATCTCCACACCACGGATCTGTCGCCACTTCTTTACTGCGTCATACTGCAACATAAAGCGTTGAGCCGCGTTTTCTTCCACAATCCAATACTGAATTGGGAAACCTAGACCCTCACTTAAATGTTGCCATTCTTCCATAATACCAACGTATTTACCTTGGTTGAAGTCATAGTCCAAGAACTCCGGAGCTTCCATCTTTTGACGAACTAGGTCCAGCAAGAACCGTTGTTCAGACTCAGGGTGGTAAAGCCAACACTGGACCGACCAGTACATTGTCGGGCTAGGGTCAGCCGTAGCAATTACAAAGCAATCCCTAGAACTAAGCCCAGGCGGGATCTCCCAACGGTCACGATCTTTATCAATACAACCAATACTGTCGCCACCGCCATAGACCCATTCTTTCTGGACAAGTACTTCGTCCAAAGCAAGGTCTTCTTGTTGGTACACTACCGCAAAGCGTTCTCCACGGTTAGACATAAGGTTTGATACATCACGCCATGAAAGTCGACGTGGATCAAGAAGGCAACCTATCGGGTAGGGTTCCGCTGATCTCTTGTGGAACTCAACATCGCATTTCTCTTCGTAGTGGGCCTTGTAGATAAGGTGTTTATACTTTTTATCTCTTCGTAATCCCGCAAGTTCTTCTTCAGAAAATCCATCAATGGCATCAACACTGTCTTCGTCCTCATCTTCTAATGGTTGCATCATGTCTAGGCTGAAACGATAAAGATCGTCAGGAGCTAAACGCTGTCCGAGTAACACTAGCATACCGGAAGGTTCAAGTCGAGATTCTGCTACGTCTTGCCACCAGTCTTCCATGGCTTCACGTTGTTCTGCACTTCTAACTTTCCTAGGGTCTACAAGGTCGTCCCAGAAGCAACCATCAAAACGACCACCGATAAATCCGGAGTCCATTCCATATGCACTAAGCGTTGGTTCCTTTTCTGAAATAGCACCATTCTCTTCTGGCTGCATAACGATAAAGGCTTCGTTAGTCCATAATTCTTTATCTAGCGGCTTGAAGCGGCCAAAGTCAAGGGCCATAGTTGTTTCAGCATCAATAGCTAATCCACGCGCACGTAGGGTATCGTCAGCTACTTCAGGGATAACACGTTCTAGTGATCGACGTACACGCATCAAGTTTCGCTTGGCCAGGCTCATAGTCGCACTACCCGTCAGCAAACGGATAGATCTGTTGCGGCAAATGATCCAACACGTTAAGTCGTGCAGTAGCGTTGTTTTACCAGAACCAGGTGGCATGTTCATAACCACGTATTCTTTTTCTGGAGACTCTAGTAATGCAGAAAGCGACGTTCCCGCCTCTTCCTGCCAAGGCGTAGAGATACGGCCAAAGTATCGTTGTCGGAAATAACCAAAGTCATTCAATGCACGCTTAGCGTCATCATTTAACTGATCGTAAGACTTCGGACCTTCGAGCTTGGCTTCTACCTTCAGTTCACGGTAATCACGCGCTGACGAGTCCACGTCATCTTTAATACGTAGATTCTGAGCAGCCTTTTCTACACGATAAGCAGTAGCCTCTGAGAACTTAGCCCTTTGTGCAGACTGGGCGATCGAGAACCCCGCACTACGCGCTTCAAAGTATTTTTTACGTTGTGTAGCTGATACAGCCATTTAGTCCATCGCGGCTTGAAGAAGACCCTGGATCCGATACGTTGCAGCGTTAGCGTCAGTTATAGCAAACACCGCGTCGCCAC